TCGGGGATTACCTCCGCGACACCCGCCACCTGACGGCGGAACAACATGGGGCATATTTGCTCCTGCTGATGGCCGCATGGAACGCGGGCGGAAGGCTTCCGAATGACGCGCGCAAGCTGGCCCGGCTTGCCGCCTCGACCCCCTCTCGCTGGTCTAAAATCTCGGCCGACGTGCTGGAGTTTTTTGAGGTCGATGGCGACCACATCACGAACCGCCGCCTGACGCTTGAACTCAAAAAGGCGTCAGAAAAATCGATCAAACGCGCGGAAGCTGGAACACGGGGTGGCAATGCCAAGGCGTTGAAATCTAACGAGGCGCGTCTAGCAAATGCCACTGTTTTGCCGTGGCATTCTTCAGAACCAGAACCAGATAAGAGTAATAACCCTTCGGGTTATAGTCGTCCGAAGGCCGACGCCCTCCCCGTGCAAGAGGCTTTTGACGAGTGGAACGCGACCGCGAACCGCCGCCGGTTGCCGGTTGCCAAAAGCCTGACCGCGTCCCGTCGAAAGCAGATCAAGGCCCGGCTGGCTGAAGGCGGGATGGCCGCTTGGCGCGAGGCGCTATCCGCCGTTGAGTCTAGCCCGCTTTGCCTCGGTGACAATGAGCGCGGATGGCGCGCCGATCTTGATTTCATTTGCCAACCGAAGAGCTTCGCCAAGCTGCGTGAGGGTTCTTACGCGCCCGCCGGAAAGCCCGGTCAATCGCCACCCCGAGCCCTGGCTGAAATGTCGCCTGAACTGATCGCCCGCCGCCGAGCCCTTCTCGAACAAGCACCGGAGACACCGAATGCCTAACTTGCCCGTCACCGTCCCCCGCGAACTTTACGACGAAATGCTGAAGGGCTGCGGAGAGGATTTCGCCGACAGCTACCTGTCGGGAGCCGAACTTCACCAGAACATCCTCCTGCCCCGGACCCACAAGGCATGGGAGCGGATCACCGAAAGCTGGGCCGCGAAGGACGTGCTGCGGTTTCTGAAGATCACCCTGCGCGAGCCGCCGTTCTTCAACGCAGCGCACAACGTCCAACTGGCGAGGGCGGCATGACGGACCCTTTTGAGTTGGGCGAATTACTTTGGAAGGTCCGCCTTCGGTTTGCGTGGGGAAGCCATGCAGATGTGATGATTGCCCGCGATCCGTGGCCGCCGCATCGGGCGCACCCAAGCCTGACGACGGCTCACGAACTGGCAATCGCGGAGGCGCAAGCCCTGCTGGCAGACTTCACCTTAACCGAACGGAAAGCAGCCTAATGGCCCGCCGCAAGAAGCCGACCGATCCGCAGGACATGGCATCGATTGCCGAGCGCCGGGCTGAACGCCGCGAACTGGAAAGCCGGGGTATCTCGGTCAACGTCGATCCCCGCACCGAGGAGATCACGGCCCGCTATCGTCCCGACTGCTTCACCATGCTGTTGAGGGGGCGCCCAGACGATCAAGCGGCCGTGCAATGGCTGGAAGAACTGATCCGCACGGCATCGGGCGAGAATGGCTCCGACCGCCGCCCTGACTACATCCGGGGATCGGCTGAAGGAGCGCCAGGGCAGAACGTGTCACAAGCCATGATCGACGCGGACCTGTATTTGGTGACGGCGACCGAGGCCCTGCCCCCGCAATGCGCCCGGATGCTGTTCGACCTCCTCAAGCCAGACGCGGCCCTGCTGGACCGGTGGCGTCCAGTTGTTGAGCGCTACTTGGGTGTGACAAATCCAGCGTCTCAAGCGGACGCCGTCAGGATCGTCTGTGGGCAACTCCGCTGGGTTCAGGTCAGCATTGACCGGCTGGTGAGGGAACGGCGGGATCGGAGGATGGCGGCATGAAAGTGCTGGAAAAGATGGCGCGGGCGCTTTGTGGGAAGGCTGTGAGACGGCCGGTGGATCACCCGGAAGTCGATCATTTTTGGGATTTATACGTCGATGACGCCCGGACTGTCCTTCTGGCCATAAGGGAGCCAGACGACGTTGTGATGCATGCCTATTACGAACTGACCGATGAAGACGGCAATCTAAGCGGCGATACCTGCGCCACTGACGCTTGGATTGCTCAGATCGACGCCATCCTGAAGGCGGCTTAGGCGCTAGATGTGGGGTGGTTCCGGGAATGTTTGCACCACCCCTTGACCCGCGATTAATCCCGTGCAAGGGTAATCCGTATTGAGGCGCTTTGCGCCGCTTAAGCATTAGGCAACAGGCGGACTAAACCTCCGCCAAGCCAGAGGGTTGCAGCCACGGCCCGCCTCCGGTGAAAGCCCGGTCCAATCATTCCGCCGGGCGATTTGGTTCCGGCATGAGCGCAGATTGCCAGCCGTATGGTGGACGGGCGCTCACCTAACCCGGACAGGTTTTCGAGGACTGACGCCATGCCCAGGGGCCTCTACGCAAACATCAACGCCAAGCAAGCCCGCATTGCGGCGGGTTCTGGCGAGAAGATGAAGAAGCCCGGCAGCAAGGGCGCTCCGACTGCTGCGGCGTTCAAGGCATCTGCCAAGACCGCCAAGCGCAAGTAACCGGCGTTCCCGCCCACCCCATTTTATAGGAGGCCCTCATGGCCAACGTGCGTCAAAAGCTGGAGGCGCTTGGCTTCCTGCGTCAAACCATCCGCGTCCCGATCACCGTTGTTGACGGCGCTGCCGCTGGCACCTTCGAGCTTCCGTTCGGCGCTATTGTGGAAGGCATTGACCGCGACACCCCGGTTACCATCCCCGGCACCCCGACGAACACCAACCTGCGCCTCGGCTCGGCTGCTAATGGCCAGCAGTATGTCGCTGACGTTGATCTGAAGGCCCAGGGCTATTCGGCCCTCACGGTCGTCTATGCCATGCGCCGCGCCGCGCTCTCGGCTCCGGTCACTGTTCACTTCACCGTTGCTAGCACGGGCGGCACGGCTGCCTCGCAAGACGGCGACATCGTTCTGCACGTCAACATCATCGACGTTCCGTAAGGTCGGCCTCAACGGGCCTCAAAGCCAATGGGGAACGCCGCTCGAACTGCCGCTTGACCCGGCACCCTTAGCGGGGAAGGCGTGACAGTCGGAGAGACGACAATCATTCAGTCAGGACGCCCGAAAGGGTCTGACGTTGGGGCGGGAGCTAGATTAGCCCCGAATAGCTCATGCCAGTTCCAAAGGGGACGAGGGTCGGTGGCCGTCAAAAGGGCGCACTGAACAAGGCCACGGCTGCGGTTAAAGAAATCGCGGCGGAATACGGCCCGGAGGCTATCTCCACGCTTGCCGAGATAATGCGTTCCCCAGAGCATCCGGCTAAGGCGCGGGTGTCTGCGGCGAACGGATTGCTTGATCGGGCGTATGGAAAGCCGACGCAGGCTCTTGAGGTAGACGCAAAGGTAGCGGCTACGATCAACGAGATCAGGCGCACGATTGTCAACGCTTGATATTCCGACCGCCGCTGTCTTTAAGCCGCTGCTGGCCCCTTCCCGATACAAGGGGTCGTGGGGCGGGCGCGGTTCGGGCAAGTCGCACTATTTTGCCGACCTTATGGTTGAGACGGCATTGGTGGTGCCGGGTTTCCGGGGCGTGTGTATCCGGGAAGTGCAGAAAGACCTCAACCAGTCTGCCAAGCGGCTGATCGAGGACAAGATCGCGGCCCACGGCCTCGGCCATCTGTTCGACTGCCAAAAGGCGGTGACGGTGACGCCGGGCGGCGGACTGATCGTCTATCAGGGTATGCAGGACCACACGGCGGATTCAGTGAAATCGCTGGAAGGGTTCGACGTGGCGTGGGTTGAGGAAGCCCAGACGCTCTCGGCCCGGTCGCTGACGCTGCTGCGTCCGACAATCCGCAAGCCAGGCTCGGAGCTGTGGTTCTCATGGAACCCGCGCCGCAAGTCTGACCCGGTCGATAAGATGCTTCGGGGCGACGAGCAGCCAACCGGGGCTGTCGTGGTCCGGGCGAACTGGTCTGACAATCCGTGGTTCCCGGCTGAACTCGAGCAAGAGCGGCTGGACGACCTTCGGATGAAGCCGGACCAATACGAGCATATCTGGGAGGGTGGCTATGAGGCCATCACCGAGGGTGCTTACTACGCGGCAAACCTGACGCTGGCGAAGGCCGAGGGTCGGATCGGGCAAATCAGCGCCGATCCCTTGATGGCCTATCGCGCGTTCTGGGACATCGGTGGCACGGGTGCCAAGGCCGACGCAACGACGATCTGGGTGTGTCAGTTCATTGGCGAGCGGATCAAGGTGCTGGCCTATTACGAGGCGCAGGGACAGGACCTGGCCACGCATATCAACTGGCTGCGGGCGTCGGGCTACGGCGCGGCGCATTGCTTCCTGCCGCACGATGGCGCGGCGCACGACAAGGTATTCGACGCCTCATACGAGGGCGCTCTGCGGGCTGCGGGCTTCACGGTCACGGTCGTTCCTAATCAGGGACGCGGTGCCGCCTCGCAACGCATTGAAGCAGCCCGGCGCTGGTTCGGGCGGATGTGGTTTAATCAGGCGACGACGCAACCCGGTCTGGATGCGCTCGGTGCCTATCATGAGAAGAAAGACGACGCGCGTGGGATTGGCCTGGGGCCGAACCACGATTGGTCGTCGCATGGCGCAGACAGTTTCGGCCTGATGGCCTCGACCTACGAAGAGCCGCGCTCGACAGCGCCGGTCCGTCGCAACATCAAGGGAGTGTCGTAAATGGCGCTAATCGCATCCGCGCTTCAGTCGGGCGCTCCGTATTTTGCCTCCGTCACTTGGGCGCTGGCGAACGGCGACCAGGGCATTGAGGCTGAATATCCTGAATACAGCGACCGCTCCGTTCAGGTGTCTGGCACGTTTGGCTCCGGCGGAACGGTCGTCATCGAAGGATCGAACAACCGCACAGACTGGGCGGTTCTGAGCGATCCAAAGGGTTACTCGCTGTCGGTCACAAGTGCGGACATTGCCGGTGTGGTTGAGATGACCCGCTACATTCGTCCCCGTGTGTCGGCTGGCGACGGCACAACCAATGTGGAGGTGTCTATGTTCTTTCGGAGGACTGGCCGATGAATAGGGGTTTGGAAGGCTTGGAGCGTTTCCTTAAGCCGCTTGAAGAGCTGTTCGCCATTCGCGACGAGTTGCGCGAGATTGCCAACAAAAAGCAGGCCGTGAACGAGGCCGAGGGTCAACTGGCCAAGCGCGCCAAAGACATCAAGGCGGCTGACGCGAAGGTTCAGGCGCGTGAAGAGGCGGCATTAAAGGCCGAGGAACGCGCGGCGGCGGTCGAGTCCGAGGGTCAAGCCAAGGCTGACGCGATTGTTGCCCAGGCTCACGTTGACGCGGCTTTGATTGCGAGCGCGGCCCGAGATAGCGCAAAGGCTGCGGACGGCGCCCTTGCTGCGGCGCGGGCCAAGATGTCGGAGGCTAAAGCGGCGGCTGCTGAGGCCCTTGCGCTTCGGGACAAGGCCAATGCGGAACGCGCGGACGTTGAGCGCGCTCTGGCCGCTCTCCGCGCCAAGATCGGTTAAGGGGTAAGCTATGTCCAAAGGCAATACCTTTGAAAACGATCTGATGCTGTTGCTGTTCAATGCAACAGCGATTGCGAACATTGCAGACAACGCGGGGACTAGCCCGCTCACCAATCTGTATGTGTCGCTGCACACCGCCGATCCGGGCGAAGCTGGCAACCAATCGACCAGCGAGGCGACCTATGGCTCATACGCCCGCGTCGCCGTGGCCCGTTCCGGTTCCGGCTGGACGGTGACGAACAACCAGGCCGTCAACGCCGCGCTGGTTCAGTTCCCGCAATGCACTAGCGGCACGAATACGATCACGCACGTCGGGGTGGGAACGGCGGCGAGCAGCACCGGCAAGCTGCTTTACAAGGGCGTTCTTTCGTCCTCGCTCGCGGTTTCGTCTGGCATTCAGCCGCAGTTTTCGGGCGGTTCGCTGACTGTTTCTGAGGACTAATGCCCGGCTTCAAGAACATCCGTGAATGGCCCGATGCTGAAGATTCGGGGCAGTCGTGGGTGACGGGGTTCCGAAAGGCCGTCCCCGGTGCGGCAACCTCGGCCTCGGCTTGGGCAGATTATAGCTATTTCTCCGGCTCGCCTGCCGCTAACTTTTACGCTTCGGCCCCGCTTGAGGCTTCAACCATTGATGCATCGCGCGGGCTTTACGTTCCGACCGTTGCCCCGGCCCGCCAGTTCGTTCGTAACCTCAAAGTCATGTCGGCGGCTTCTGGGACGACATCAACGACAAACGCGCGGCAGGCTCTGATCCTTTCGGACTTGCTGCTTTATTACCCGTTCATTGACACCGATGCGGTCGGCGAAGAGCAGGCAATGGTGAACGCGGTTGCTATTCCGCGCTATGATGGCGGCCAAGTAATAGCCGTGGGCCAATCGGCGGGCGCTACGTCGGGCCGGTTCACGTTCACTTACACAAACGACGCTGGCGTGTCGGGTCGGGTTTCGCAAAACCACTTTACTTTCGCGACTGGCGGCGGCGGGCTTGTGGTGGCGTCCAGCCTTGTCGGAACGTCGTCCTTTCTTCCGTTCTGTCACCTTCAGGCGGGCGACAAGGGCGTCAAGTCGATCGAGAGCGTAACATTTACGACCGGCGGCGGCGGCCTGATGGCCCTGGTTATCGTCAAGCCGATCATGACTGCTCACGTTACGCAAGAGTGCCGGACTTCAACGGAGAGCTTCGGCGCGTGTGATGAG